CGATCCGTAGACCACTTGGCGTTGCCGGCACCCCCTTGGTGAAGTCGAAAGGGGGCGTGCTGAATGGGCTCTCACCTCCAAAGATGTTCACGGCTGCCGCCGTGACATGATAAGTACCGTTTGGCAACGTCGCCAGATCGTACTCGAGCACCAGGTTGCCGCCCGTTAACGTAGTCGCGTTGATCGTGATATCGGTTCCGCTAATCCCGTGAATCACAAATTGTGTGGGATTCAGGTTCGGATCGCTCTGAGGCACATACGGATCGCTGACCAGAAACGGAGCCGCTTTAGCCAGTGTCGTGCCAACCAATAGCAACCCGAGAAATAAGAGTTGGTAGCGGTGCTGACGCAAAGCATGACATTTGCGGCAACGCCGGGTGTGCTTCCAGATATATGTGTTTTCGGGCGACATCAGGTGACCGCGCCGACAATGGGTTTTGCGTGTGTTCATGGCGGTGCTCCTCGCATCTGGTCCAGGTGCTTGAGTTCCTCTAGCCTCTTCACGATCTGGTGCGTTTCGTTAAGCAACGCCGTGTCGCTCGCCATCAATTTGTTTTGGTTATCCAAGCTGGTTCTCATGCCAGTTTCAAACTTGTCCAGGTCAGTATGAATCTCCCGAACTTTGGCGATGGCTTCCTGTTGTTCATAACTGAGTTGAGTTTTGCCCTGCTGATTGGCCAGGAAGTTACCTCCGCCCGTAACGGCGATTAGTACCAAGGTCGGCCAATCAAGCTTTTTCATGCCGTTGGCCATTGCACCACCGGCCTGGGGACTACCAGTACTCGAAGATGTGGAGTCGTTTCCGGTCATAGGTAAACCCCTGTTTCTGGAATATCTTGACCGTCTCAGTCAGTTGTTCGCCCACCACTTGCTTGCTCAGTTCCCAGGCCGCTCCGTACCAGAACAGGTTCGGGACCGCTCCGTCACCAAAACAGTAGCATTTGACGAACTGGTTTAGTCCATAGGCCTTGCGTTCCGATTCGCTCCAATGCGTACAGATATCCAGATAAACCCGTTCCAGCGCCGCCATCATGCGCCGGTTGACCACGACCTTGAGCAAATAGACCTCGGGGAAAAATGCAGACTGCAACATCTCAGGTAACCGCAGCCGTTTCAGGTTCCGGTTTTCCCAGGCCGGTGTCGGCCGCCCCTCCAGTCCCAGATCGAACTGGCCATAGAGCAGTTCCATGTCACCCACCAGATCCGATACCGGTGCCAGACTAGCGTTGCGCATAGAGCCGTTTAATCGTCTCCTTTGTGGCCGGCAGTTTCATCCTGGTCCCATCCCGGCATTCTCTGGTGTAATAGTGCCGCAGGATCTGAGCGGAAGTTTCCCCCTTCTTCCGCTCAGATTCACTTCGCCTATCCTTCACAATGATCTGCATTTTTGTTCCACGCTAAGGAACAATCCCGGCTCGTTCCTGAAGCAATTTGGGTAACTGTGTGTATTTCCAGCCACGAACACATTTGCTGACAATTCGAGGCTCGATTTTCAGATATTCGCTAATCCACTTCTTGCTTACGCCGACCCTCAAAAGATCGGAAATCTTCCAAATCTGCTCAAGACTTAACGGAATTCTCTCAGACTTGTGACGCTTGAAATGACATTTCCTGCAAAGCCAGACCACAGCCAAAGGATGATCATGGTCTTGGTGATGCTTATCAACGCCTTCCGAAGCACCACAATCAGCGCACGGTTGAGGATCAAGAAATCCCTCCTTTTGTGCCCAGTTAGCAAAACTCCTCGCTTGTCTTTTGCCGATTGGATTCATTTTCCTAGAACCCCGGCGCTGGTGCTCCTCGGGCTTGTTTGCGCAGCCGTTGCCCCATCTGCGCCACCGTTTCCCCGCTCGGCAAGAGCGGTGCCGCTCTGCCCTTGCTGGTCATCATCCGCCCAATGGGCCGCGTCGGTGCTGCGCCCAGCGGTCGACCGATGCCGTCCGCACCACTAGCCGGACCGCTCGGACCTTGGCCGGGTCCAACTCCTTCCTGACCTTCTTCACTCGATTCTTCCTCCGGCGATTCAGCCGCTTCTTCGCTAACCGGTTCACCGTTAATCGAATCGATATCCAGGGTCGCCGTGCCACCACTGATCGATTCAACGGTTCCTTCAACACTTCCAGAAAATTTATCGCCAACTTCTGGAGGCACTCCATCCTCCTCAAGGCTATTCAAAGGCATACGAGCTGTGTAGCCTCCGCTAGCTTTTGGAGAAATACCAATAGCAATAGTTGCCATAAATAATTAATTACAAGAAGTTAACTGTAGTTGTATTATAGTTGATGCCACCACTGATAGATCGGATAGGTCAACGAACCGGACGATTGCTCGTCATCGGTCCCAACAAACGCGGCACAAAACCTGGGAAACGTGTTTATTGGCTTTGCCAATGCGATTGCGGAAATACTATCTGGGTTCAAGCCAGTAATCTTATGCGCGGCCACACAGTTTCGTGTGGTTGCTATCGTAGGGAAATCCCAATCCAAAAAGCGATTGGAGCCATAAGAGAGCTTCGCAGCAGAGGATGGGAACCCGGCAGGACCCACGGCATGTCTGACACCAAAGTTCACAAAGCGTGGCAGCACATTAAAGCTCGGTGTCTTCGTAAATGCGATGCGAGTTATCACGCCTATGGCGCCAAGGGAATTACCGTTTGTCCCGAATGGCAGAAAAGCTTTGAAGCTTTTTATGCACATATCGGCAATCCGCCATCGCCTCAACACACCGTTGATCGGATTGATATCACAAAAGGATACGAGCCGGGAAACGTTCGATGGGCGACTCGAAGAGAACAATCGAACAATCGCCGCAATAGTATTCGCTATGACGGATTGACTATTCTTGAGTTGTCCCACAAGTACCAAGTTCATTTCGAGCGGCTCAAATACCTTTTGCGTCAACGCGGACTCTCTCTTGAAGAGGCATTAGCCCAATGTCAGTAGGAAACTGGTTAAACGGATTTATCCGAAGTCTGACCACATCAAATGGCGTAAATGATTTATCTCCTTTTGTAAGTACCTTATACAACGCAGCTTAGGTCGGAGTATACGCGGAAAGGGTTTGCAATACAACGCCATTCCATGTACTAAGAGCCACTGCGTTGTAGAACGTTTTCCAGGCATAAGTATAAAATTGGTTGAACGGATTAGCTGAATCCGGTTCCGTAATCGTGGTTACCTTCGGTTTAGGCGGGTTCTCGCCCTCTAAATCCGGCACCGCGAACGCGTCCTTTCCGAACACCAATGAGGCAATGATATTGCCCCCAGCGACATTGGTCCCTTCAGTCCCGGCCCCGTTCTGGTAACAGGCATTTGTGGTCCGCAAGACCTTGATCCCGAAGAGTCGCCCGATCTCGCCTTTCCAGATCTGATCCGGTTTCTGGAACGCACTCGCATAGGTCCAGGCACTGCCCTGTTCCTCGACCAGGTCGCGTTCCTGCTCGGGACTGACCACAGCCACGAAACAGTTGTCATCGAATTCCTTGGCTTTGTTGATCCGCAACTCGGTCGTGGTATCGATCAGATCATCGCTCGAGAACCGGCCTTGTTGCGCCGTGAGTCCGTTGAGCGTCGAGAAACTCGTTGCCGTGCCGGCATACCGACGGACGAACTTGGTCGGTTCCTCGGTCGTGCCGTTGATGCAGGCATCCCGGATCAGGCTGTCGCACCAGAGCGCGGCTTCCTCACCGAACTTCTCCATGAGCGCCTCACCCGTATTGAGAAACTCGGTCTCGTCGACAATATCGCTCACCTGAGCGTAGCCGCCGTACTGTTGCAGTGTCCGGGTAATGAACTCGAAGATGAGTTTGTAGGGCGCATTAGAAGGTGGTTGACCCTCAGTCAGCGTGATTACGTTGGTCACGTCCGCAGGCGGCGCCCGGAACATCCGAATGGTTTTGCTCCCCTGGCCTTTCGGGATACTGGCTTTATAAGCCGGTTCGTACAGCTGGAGAGTATTGATCTGGTGCTCTAAGAGCTTGTTACTGAAATAGATGCGATATTCGGAGGCTTTGTCAGTCGTGGTGACAGCTCCGTACACAGGAGGAGGCATATAGTTTTGCTAGCTAGAACCAAGGCACTCCGTTCTTGTCCGCGTTAGACAACAGATATTTTCGCTGGTCTTTAGTCGAAAGCCTGGCGAAATCCGCCGCACTTTCCACCCGCGAGCCGCTGCCCATCCGAGCCGGCGATCCTGCCCCTATCCCGGTCAAGCCCTGGTAGCGCTTCAGTTCCGTTTCGAGTTTGGAATTCGTTGTCCGCAGTTCCGTCAAATCCGCCTCTAACAATTCCATTCTTGCCCGGTGATATGCCGCGATAATCCCGCGTGGGTGCTGCCGGTAAATGTCGCCGTCAGGTCCGCGCATGATATTACGTAAAGTCGTGTCCAGCCGCGTCCCGTTCCGCATGAACTCAGGATCAGCCTGATATAGCTCGCGTTCAGCCGTCTCCCATTGCGCCCGGTGCTCGGAGCTTCCCATCGGGGGCAACTCGACCGTGCGCGCTGCGCGCTCGGCCTGCTGCTCCTGTTGCATGATCGCGATCTCTTTATCGGCCGCCTCGACCAGGTCATACTGACCTTCGTGCTCCCATTGGCCACGGTACTTCTGCAACTCAGCCAAGGTATAATCACGTTTCGGTTTAGCCGCTTCCTGGGCCGCTGCCCGTTCTCTGGTAAACGCTTCACGCTCACGCTGGAACGCTTCTTTCTCGGCCCGGAACGCCGCCCGTTCACGTTTGGTCCGCTCGTAGCGGCTCAGTTCCTTGGGACGTTGGCTCGGTGACCCTTCACCGTTTCCATCAGAGGGCGTAGCGCGCTCACTTTGC